ACAAACTTCCTCTTTTTCTTCTCTACAACAATTATAGTCTATATTAGTGTGGTCCAACCCTCTACTCATTGCTGAATACGCTGTTGTACCACCACTATAATCAATATAATTAATTTCATTTAAAGTGTAAGCTGTGTACCAGGAAGAAATTGTTGTGATTACTCCGGTACCTGACAATCCTACATTTACCACACTACCTGTTGGTGGGTAAGGGTTAGGTCCGTATTGTTTAAGTACCTTTAATTGACTGGTGTACGAATGCCCTGTTACCGCAAAAGGTGTTTCTACCCAATTACTACTTAACGTGTCCCAAACATCAGGATTACTATCACCCCAAAATATCCAATCTTGTGTTACTGCGTCACACCCTATCGGGTCTCCAATGTTAGGTGCTAGAAGAGAAAAATTACCAAATGGGTTAGGTATTGTTGGTGTGTTAAAGTACGGGATAGGTATAGTCTTAGAGATAAATGTCGTTCCCCAAGGGTTTATTTGACTTACTGTTATAGTGTATCCTGTACTGGGTGTCGGGTATGTATGACTTGATGCCGTTTGTAGTGGGGGTGTAAGTTGACTTGTATTACCATCGCCCCAATCCACATCATAAGGTGCAACCCTTAAAAATTTTTTAAATTCTACATCAGAAGTATTAAATATCGTTATAGTATTATTGTTACCAGTATAAACAAAATTAACTAACACATCTCTTTGTATGGCTAACCCATCAAACGGAGTATACACACCAATATCATTAAAGTCTTGGGTTAGTAAGATTGGGATAGTTATCCCAGTTAAACATGGTGGTTCTGGTGGTAGGGGAGCTGTAGATGTTAGACTTCTCCCCAAATCACACCTATAATCGTCTTTTACTTTTGCTTTCCAATAAGTACACTTACCCACTTGATTAAAAAAACAATTATTACAATTCTGTCCTTGATTTAAAAGATGTTTTTGGTCAGAGACGTAAGAATGTGGCAATTGTGCTGGTATAGCGTCCAACTGTCCAGGGTATAACCTTCTTCTAATTTGTATTGATTGTGTTTCCATATATTATGTTGGGTTTACGTACTCCCAAAACTCTATGGGGCTACTTATACTGGTACCTACTCTTGTTCCTGCTAAATCTTCAATCCAATATGTGAAGTTATTTTTATCTATTAATAATTTATAATACATATTATTAGCTGCGTCAAAACTTGTCTGGTTTGGTAGGGTTGTAGGTAATACGTTTGTAAATCTTACCACCTTACCATCTCTTCCATTATAAAACTTAGCAGACATAAAAAAAGTATTAATGTTTAAATACGTACTCTCTTTTAACCAATAAAAAAAATAACCAATACTTTTATTGTCCATATCAAATTGGTATCTTGGTATTGGGACATCTTTAGTCGTATCTAATATTGTGTTGGTTCCACTAGCGTCTAATATCGGTCCATCAGGTACATTCATATTTAGAGCCCCCCAATCAGTTGTTATGTTAGCTGGTCCACTACCATCACTAACGTTTCTACAATCAGCATCTATTGCACATAGTGGTAATCTGGTACCATTTACCGGACTTAACAAATTAGACATGTAGAATTTTTGTCTAGTTTTAATATTACTATCGTAAAAATCTAATTTAAAAAAACTTTTTAATAAATCAGATGTGTTTTCGGCTAAGTCAGCATTCGTATACCCTTTAAAATTAAACCCAAATGGTAGGGGTTGGGTTGGTGCTATTGCTGGGAGTGGGTTGGACCAGGTAGTGTTAAAACTATCAAAAAAATTAAACTGATAAAATATGTCTGGACTTTCTTCGGTGTTGTTAGCTAAGGGTGCGTGTCTAAACCTAGTGACTTCAAAATCTTTAGTGGGATTTACTAATTGTCTAACCACGTCATCTTCGTATACCTTTATTAAGTCTTCTCTACCAGCTTCGTCAAAAGTAGTTCCAAAACCTAACTGTATGGTTGGGTCTTTTGTGTTTATATTAAATGTAAATTTATTCACAGCCATCTATTAAAAGGTCATTTACTATCTCTGTTATCCCTGTAACTGACAGGTCTGATTCCGCTCTAACTTGTTTTTGCACATAAAACGGAATTATTTTACTTGGGTACTGTGCATTATTCATAAATGGGTAGTCCACACCATGTCCTCCATCAATAAACCCTATTTCCCACAAATCTCTCCATCTCCAAGTTTTTTCTTTTTCCCAATATTCTGCCCAATCTGGTACGTCAATTACTTCTTGTGGGTCACCAAATTCAATATAAGTTGAAAATCTTCTAATTGGGACTTCGTGGTGTGGTTTATAAATATAACCCTTAATCCCATCTATTGTATTTTGACCGTGATTAAATACTGTTGGATTCCACGAGAACTGATGCATTGGTTCACTTATAACTCTTTCTTTTAACTCTTCTGCGTTATATTCACAAAAATCCCCCCTTAATAAATCCCCAACTCTTAATTCGGTTCCCCTCATTAATCCGGTACCACCTGGTAATGTGTCCACTATTGCTCCTGAAGGTTGTTCGTCCCCAACACTCCCTCTTACTATATTAGGACCTACAGGCCCAAAAGGTAATGGGACCGATGCCGCGTCTGAAACCCCATCAATCGAGGTATCCATATAAGTTAAAGGAAAATTCCACCCCCAACCATACTTGGGAGGATATATGAAGTATCCTAAATTATTTCTTAAAAATACTGTCACATATAAATTAGTTAGTGGTCTACCTAAATTATCTCTTAATGTTTTAACATCCACGTCTTTATTAAAAGAATATAGGTAAGATGGAAAACTATTTTTAATCGATACTCTACAATTTCCGGTTGGTGTTACTCTATCAATTTGTGTAACATCTGGAAATACACCTTGTTCGAATCCACAGTCGTCTAATACCGTATCTGAAACATTGGTGACAATCTTATTAACCCGGACGTAATAACTAGAAATGCTTTCAACACTAGATTTATTTGTTTGTCTTTTCATGGTTCCCATTGATAGGTTGGGTAAGGCTGGGAATCCTACTACAGTACCTTGTGGGATTAATAGATTAAATATTTTTTCATTAGACTTTCTAGTATTATCACCTAAACTATATACGGGCATCGTATCATCTCTTAGTGTATATGTAGTTCCTTTTCCATCATCCATGTTTAATACAACATACTCTCCTTTACTTAATCCGTGTGGTGCAGCACAATAAAATCTAACCATATCCCTACCATTAAGCACTGTTTGTTGTGTGTAGAAAGGAATTCCTTGATTTGCTAAAAAAGCGATTGAGTTTGTCGTAGGTGACTGTTCCATCTGAAACCACATTTTCTGGTCACTCATACATTCTGCTGGATAAGAAAGAAACATGTTCCAGTTAGTTGTGGTTGAAAGAAATTCGTCCACATCTTTTCTTTTCATATCAAACTCTTTAAACTGTGGATAACCAGCCCATGGTGAATATGCGGTACCACCTGATGTGTGGTTGTAATATAGTTGTTGAAATAAAAGTGTAGTAAATCCACTTGAACTGGATGAGGTATCCGTATTTATCGCCAGTCCATTATAGTTGTTATCCACAAAAGGAGATATCTTACCATAAACCCTATAATTGCTTATATTTTGTCTTTCTTCGTTAAATCTTTCATTAATATTAAGACCAACAGTCCTGTCACCTTGTATTAAAGGTCTTGACGTATCATTTAATGTTACTTGAAAAGTTAAATCTTCTTCAGTTGCTCCAGCAAATTTCTTGCTCGGTAGTACTTTTAATATGTTTTCTCTATTTCCCATAATCTAGTCTGTTGGTGGCATGTAACCATTAACAAATTTGTCGTACGCGTTATTTCCTTGGTATAGTCCAAAATAATAATGGTAGTACCCCATAGAAACTTCACTAGTTGATGGTATGTCAACTATAGGACCTGTGGGTGGAACAATTATCGGACCTGGTTGGGATTTATTAGTTATTATTTTCATACTGGTACCGTCTGATGCATCCCAACTATTGTTCCTAGTACCAAAAGTAGGACTTGTTTTTTTCCATGGGTACATTGGGATGGTTTGTGAACGTGAGTAACCTCCAGAATTACCCATTACTTTATTTCTCAAACCTAAATCTGCAACCTTAAAAGGTATATTACTATTAACAGCCTGAATTTTAGGGTCTATAATACTAAAAGGTAGGGGTCCGTAATTTGGGTCTTCAGGATAATAAAAAGGACTCATGTATTTATGAATTCCTAATTCATTATTAAAAGATACTCCTTGAGATATGTCCCCATCTAACAACCTGTGTTGACCTCCCGCCATACCAGCGGTACTAGCCTTAATAACCCTATTATTTCTATTGGTGGCACCACCAGTTGATGGGTACCCAAATACTTGCCAACTTCTATACCCACCAAACCAGTTATTAATACCAGTAAATTGTATTTCCCAGAAACTGTATCTCATCAATTTTTGGTTAATAAAATAGTCTAGGATACCACCTGGGGATTTAGCTGAAGAAGATTCTAGTTGGTCAATAAAAAAGTCGTCGTCTTTGGAGTCACCACAGTCCACACATGAGTTATTTGTGGTTAGGTCTTCAAAAGTACCTAACTCTAATATCGTAGTAGGGTAGTTAATTCCTTTATACATTTGTCTATATGTTAGAGAACCAGAATTTCCACCACTATCTGGTAAAATATAATTAAATGTGTAAGCTGCATTAATGTTGGATTTTTTAAAAGTTCCTGACGCCGCATTATAAGGACAACTTCTATAGTAGTATTCTTTTGGTCCTAGTCCATCGTCTGGACCAACTAAAATATCTCTACAGAAATAGTCTGTTGTGGTTTCTGTTAGTGTTGTTGGGTCTGTTGTTTTTATTTTTTTATTATCAAATCTAAAATGGTAAAGTGTTCCTCTAATCCATGATGCCCAAAAACCCATATTAAAAATACCTTGACATAGACCATTATATATATTCTTTCTTACTCTCCACTCATTAAGACCAAAAAATATTTTAACTAGTCTTAACAATAAAAAAGTAGCGATAAGTATTATAAATAAATCTATGATTACTCCAAAAATTACAGGCCCTAAAGCAGCTCCGACACCTGGTATCCATGCCACAGCAAGTCCTACACCTACCATAGTCCACATTGCCGTAGTAAACGCCCCTTTAAAACCTGAACCATCAAAACTAATAATATAACAACCTTTCATACTTGTATTGTTTTGACCTTGGTTGTCCCATTTTTCATTATGTTCTTCACTATAATATAGTGTACTACCTTCTGTTAAAGCTGGAATTTGACAATTAGGGTCGTCGACATTTGGATTACCCGAAGTTTCATCCAAATCACCAATACCAAAAATACCAGGCATACTTAAAGTAAAAAATGAGCCACAATTACAATCTTCGCATTCATCGTACTTGGTTAAGGGTAGTCTATATTTTGTAGATGTTAACATACCAGCAAGTAAATTAGCTAACGTTATATTAAGGGCTACCTCCAGTATTGCAAATGCAAGAGCTCCTACAGCTCCAAGAATTGCACCCAGTGGGAGCATTGCACCTAAACCAATCACAATATTTAACATTTGTGTCATTGATATGGCTAAATCGTTTATTGAAATTGCAACATATAATAAAAGACCGTAAGATTCCAGAATTACCATTACGGAGAGTATCATAATTGGTACGAATATAGACAACACAGTTAAAAATAGTGTAAGTTGTGACATTAAGAAAATATATGTCCCACCCCTAAACCCATCATTGGCTGGAAATTCTTTTATACTACCACTACAATCTTGTTCTTTAGATGGGTTGGTACTTTTTATACCTATAAAACTAAACCTGTCTCTTTTTGCACTATATCCAGCATACATTTCACCTTTGCCCGGTATTTGAGTATTAATAGCATTAGCATCAAAAGGATTGTTGGTGTAGTCATTTCTATATAAGTCTATAAATTGTGAAAGTGTGTAGACTCTGTCTGGAAACATTTCATAAAAATAATCTTCACCTAAAAATGCTGGAGAACTAAGGTAGTTGTCACACCTAATTGTTGTACTAGAACCCAAATCATGTGGGTAATCCAATAAGTCTGTGGAAAACGAATAACTAGACATGAAACTTCCAGTATCGTCATATTCTCTAATGTTAGGTACCAAATATTTTGCTTTACGGGTCTCAGAAGTATATTCGTTATCAAAACTAATTCTAAATCTATATTTTCCTCTTGTGGGTACACCAATTGCTGGATTGTCCGATATTTGTTGTGTTCCAAATTCATCAGTATATACATAATCAAGATTCATAGGAACCTTAGCTACAAATGAACCGGTACCATCTATACTATGTAAGTTAATTTTTTCTAGTTTGGGTCTACAAGAACAATTGGGGTTTGCGTCGTCATTCTCTTTGAACACCGTAAATCTAACCGCTTCTATTTTACCACTACCTGTAGTTAATTTGCAGACATCACCCTGAGTTCTACCTCGGCCACATTTCCAACCTAAACTACCACTATTATCGTCACTAAGAATACTACCCATAAATAAAGCGTTAGGTCTAAATTCTACATTTGAGTCTCTTAAATCAAAATCAACCCTAGATATACCTGAATTACACATTTCGTCATCACCCCAAAAAGAAACAGACTCTACTGTTTTATTTTGTATTACAATTTGTGGTAAAGTGTCTAAATTCTCGGATTCGTTGAATACTGCTGAGTTTTTAAATTTTTCTATTGATACTCCTTGTGAAACAAAGTCAAAGGGTTTCATTGAGTAGCATCCAATATCACTAACGTCTACAGACATGTGTATTTGATGGACACCTAAAGGAACTCCCCAAATCATAAAATCACCATTTTCATTAGTTTTTGCACTAAATTTATAGTATTTTTCGTACACTTCTAGTTTAAGAGGGTTGGATATTGTCTCGTCTGCTGTTAAAAAACTGCCAGTAGGTGTGTGTCTATTATGTTGTTTGGTGGTTGGGAGTAGGTTGTATCTATATCCTTCTTCGTTTTTATCTGTTACGTCTTTAAACGGATACATTTCTTTTATTGCGTCATCTTTTTCATCCTCCGCACTTAAAGGTATGAAAATAGAAATCTTAGAGTTAGGGACCCCTAACCCACTATTCGCTACTACTCTACCTACAATTACACCATAGTCAGCACACATTCTTGCGTAAACTTCTGACTGAGTCAATTTTAGACTTAGTATCTCTAAAAGGTCGAAATCTTGTTGTAAGTCTACCTTAACAAAACTGTCTTCCCCTACTTTAGTTCTTATTCTATATGATTTAGACATGCATTACTTTAACAGATAAATATTTGTTCTATTGAAATTAAAAGTAATATAGACTACCTATTTGTAAATCTAATTATGTGATGGATGGTTGGGTTAAAGTTTTAATCCTTACAGCGATATCTTTATTTGGCATTTTAACTTGAAATATCTGATTTGGTTGTGCGAATAGTGTCCCGTCAATTAAAGCTATTTCTTTTGTTGTTGTGTTTTTATATGGTTGTGATACGGTATTTTCCGAATATTCACCCCCCACATTATTTATTAATCTTAGGTCAACTAAATTAATAACTCCTGGTTGATTAACTATGTCTTTTGTTAATTCGCCGGTAAAAACATCTTTACCCATTTCTTTATTATCTGGACTAAAAAAAGTTGTAGTTTTATCAATAATGTTAGTTATTATGTCAGCTTGGTTAAATCCTGGGTCGATTATTAAGTCCATTTCTATACTTAAATCTATAACTTCTGCTGAAGTAACACTTATATAATCATTTAACATTCTATAATCTGAAAGATATTCAGCTATATTTTTCATCATGGTAGTACTTACTTTGGAGGTTAGTGACCCGTCTTCAGAATAAGATAATAAATTAATAAAAATCTTATTTTCTACTTCCATAACACCTACTTTTGCTGGTGAACCAAATAAACTAGGCATTGTTTGTATTCTGGAAACATAATCGTTAATTGTCACTGCTCTTTCTTGAGCAGAAAAATTAAAGGAGATATAGTTTCTTATTTCTTCGACACTTGGTTGGTTTGCCCCACCAATTGCTGAGGTTACATTGTTGACTGTTAAAGAATCTCTTACCGCTGAGTTAATGGTACTTATTGGTCCATTAATTGCAAAATCTATACTAGACACAGTATTGATACTATTCGGACCTACATTCGTCCCTTTACCACCACCTACCCTATACTGTATAAAGATAGTAGTGTTAGCTTGTGGTGACCTTCCCAAAGATAAGTTGTTCATATATTGGTTTAGGTCTAACTTGTATCCAGTAGATGAAAGTTCGTCAAGTGAGTCTTCAGCGGAACTACTTCCACCACCAAGGGTAAGAAAAAAGAATCCTTCTGGTGTATACTCACTAATAAATCTATTATCTGTATTTTGCCACTTACCAATCTTAATACCTGGTTTATCAGACCTTTTACTACTATCTTCGACAAATACTTTATCTTGCACTAAGGCTTCCACCTCATACCACTTACTAGTGGCGTTAATAAAGTCTGTGTTTTTTGGTAGGGATTGTATACTTGTACCGTCTTTTTGCATTACTGCAGTGACCCCAAGTACGTTTTTTTCTGGTAAAAATACTTTAAGAAAAGGTTTAACGTCAGTACTTGTTATTACTTTTTTAAATACTTTAGTTACACCATTAACAACCACTTCTCTTTTGGTTATTGTGTAATTAATTACGTTTCCATTTGCATCAAAGTTAGGTGTTTTAGTTCTATTTGGGAACCCCTTACTATCAAATGCGTTTGCAAAATCAACATCGTTTACTAGTTCAAAAACTTCACCAGCACCTTTAAATTGTGAATTTCTACGTAGTAGTCCCAAGTATCTTGTATTTTCCTTATCACCCATAACAGGTACAGTAACGGATAAATCAACTACCGCTACCGAAGGACGATTACCCGGTATTTTAAGACCATAAGTTCTTGCTATGTTAAATAGTGAAGACCTTTGTTGTGCGTATTGTAAAACTGTTTCTTGTAGACTTCTATCAATATGGTAATTAAGGTTATCCCCTATTGCCGCATTTAAGTCTAATAATACCGAAAATATAGAAGCGTCGTTAGCGTTCTGAATTAATTCAGGATATTGTTGTTTAACATATTTTAATAAATCGGTTCTTAAACCAACAAAATCTCTTTCTGTGTATGATATTTTATTATTTGCCACTATAAATTAATTATTACGAAATCTTTAGTTTGAAATGCACTACTAGTGGTAGTGAAATCAACTCTTATTTTAGCTGTATATTCTTCTGCTGCTCCACCAGCAACCCGATATACTCTATCGTCATTTGTGGTAACTAACGTACCTTCCGATTCTTCAGCTTCCAAAAGTGGCGTTACCTCTATATTGTCTATTCTTAGGTTTGGTATGTATTTGTCAACTTGTTCCCTTATCTCCGCTTCAATAGAATCAAATGTTGGTGTGTCCATAGGTTCAAAAATATACTCATACAGTCGTGTACCAAAGTCAGGTAAAAAATACCTCATTCCTTTTCTAGTTAGGAGTAAGTGTATTAAATCTGCTTTAATCTCATCTTCTGGAGTGTCTGTCAAATCAAACATATACCCCAACCTACTCTTATTTAAAGGAAAATTTATCCCGTATGTTCCAAATTCTGGCATTATAAGTTTTTTATATAAATACTTGTAAGATTACTTTGTTTGGTTTTTTTAGGGGTAGGTTTTATTTTATTACCCTTTACCACATATTCTTTTACAAAAAGTTCGTATATCCAATCATAACTTTTTATCATTATTAACCTTGTGTTTCACTTACTTCTTCCACTTTCTTTAAGTCAACATCAATTTCACAAGTACCACCCGCACAAGCTAATTCACCTGACAAGTCAGTATTATCATCTAACTCTATTACCCCAGAAAGGTTTATTTCTTTTAATGAATTTAACATTTCATGATACCTTTCTTCCGTAATATCTTCAAATGGTGCTTGTATGTAGCTTCCACCATCATAAGGAAGAACAGCCAATCCGTTATAATGTGATTTATTTTCCCACATCCATTCTCCTGCAGCGTCCCACTCATGTTCTCTTAAACTAATTGTAGCTGATACATTATGTGAGTTTGAACCTTTTCTATGCCCAGAATTAACCCATTCTTGTGCAACTTTTTTAACTCTTTCTAGAAGTTGGAAGGCTGACTCAGTTCTTAGTATAGAACCTTTGGGAGCTGATTGTGGTATCTCAATAACGGCAGTATCGTGAGGTCTAAAATATTCGTCTTGGACAAGTTCTGGGTGGTGTATTTGTAAGTGACTATATATAGCTTCATTCTTACCTACTCTAATCCTTCTAATGTAGAAATCGTTATGCCATGCATGAATACCTGAGGATGTCCCTAATGTTAATGATGTTGTCCCTGCAGGTTTAACACAAGTAGTTCTAGCGGCTTGATTAATGTCTAACAATTTAGAAACTCTAGTGTTTTCTCTTTTAACTAAACTTGCGGCTTTTTTCATATCGTAATTTAAAACTTTTCCAGAACCTATACCTGTCATTGAGACACCAATAAGAGCATCTTTTTCGGTTGTCTCTCTCCATATCTCTCTTAGGTAGTGGAATGAAGTGTATCCCGCTTGGAGTGTTCCTATAAATGCTGCAACCTTTACTCTTTCATTTAAGTCTTCTTGTGATTCAATATTGGAGACGTTTACTTCACATAGATTACAGAATTGGTATGGTCTTAGTGCAATTTCACAACATGGGTTAGTCCCCCAATCTTTGTCGTTGTTTAAATAAATTCCCGGTTCTCCAGCTCCTGATAATTCAACTCTTTTCCATAAGTCCATGAAAAACTCTTTAGTTATTTTGTGTCTCATCAACACTGCTGAGTTATTAGCTCTACCTCTTTGTGCGTTCAACTCCCACCAATTACCTGTTTTACATGAAATCATAGAATCGTCGTCAGCACTAAATAAACTGATAAGGGCTGCTCTCCTAATACCACCCGCCAATACCGCGTCTGCTATATAACAAACAATGTCATGTACTTCTAAAGTAGTTAATTGGTCACCATTGTCTTTTTCAGACAATATTCCTTCTATCTTAACCAAACATTCTTTTAGTGGTTGTGGTCCTGGAGCTTTACCTCCTGAAGTTACTAATCTTGCTCCTTTTTGCCTAATATCTGAGAAATCAAATTCTACTCTACTACCACCACCATTCATGTAAGATTTAATTAAAACCTTAATTGAGTCTGCCCATCCTTCGATAGAGTCTCCAATGAGAAACCTTCTTTTTCTTTTTGGGTATGGTTTTTGAATTACTGGTAATTTTGCAACATGATGTTTCTGTACTGAATATCCAACTCCGGTACCACCTAATAATAAAAACATTGTTTCTGAAAAAGAGTCAACATGGTCAATAGGTAAATAAGCACAATTGTAAATTCTATTTGGGCTTATCTCAATTGGTTTTCCACCGAATTGCATACTCCTCATTGATGGTAACACTTTCTTATCATACACTAATTTATACTTGTTGTCTATTTCTTCTTTTAGGTTTGGATATGTCTTTATATGCATATTTTTATTCCTAGTTACTAATTCTTCCCACGTCTCTCTTCTATTTAATTCCGGTATATATTTTGCGTATTTCATGTAGACTGTTATGTCTGACAAAATTTTATTAGATACTTCCATATTTTTTATTTTTTATTTGAAATTATTTCACTAATTTCTTTAGTTATTTTATTTTGTGATTGATTGATTTCTTCTATCGAGAGCTGCTCGAACTCTTTGAGCGTTTCTTACTTCTCTATTGTTTTCTAGGTCTAGTAATGTTTGGGATTGTTCAGTGTCTATTTCTAAAAACTCATTATCAAATTTACAGTTTTCAAACACTATACCATCTTGACCAATTCTAGACTTGGTGATTGCTATAGTAGCTAGTCCCAATTCTTTTTGTTGTAGACTTTTGGCGATAGATATGATTACATGACCTACTTGTGCTTTTTTTATAGACCCACCCATCATATCAGTTGTTACCACATCAGAACTTATAGATGTCCTATTTCCTTGTGCTGCTGTCCACCCAACTAAATCTAGTTCACTACACATACCTTCAAATTTTCTCATAACAGAACCCTCACCTTTCCATTCATCATTAAAAGCTCTGTCCGGTAAAAGACAATCGATATAATCTATAAGTACCACGTCTATTTTTTTCCCTTCGGCGATTAGTTTCCTAACTCGGTTTTTAATTTGATTCATATTCATTGTATCGGATGGAAGTTTTTCTAACAATAGTGTACCCCTTCCTTTATATTTTTCCAGTTTTTCTAAAACTTCTGGTTTTCTAGAGGCTTGTTCTTTTGATGAGATTCCAGTCCAACAAGTTATATGTTTTCTTTGGATTATTTTTGGGTTGTCTTCAAAAAATATTTGTAGTACGTTAAACCCTAAATTGTAAGCCGTGTTAGCAACTTTAGTTAGTACGGTACTCTTACCCACACCTGTTGGTGCTAAAAACACACCTATTTCACCTTTTGCAAGACCCCCATCTAATAGGTTGTCTATGCCTGTAATACCTGTAGGTACAGGTTCTCTAAAATCGTCCCTTAAGACGTCTTCTAGGCCACTAAACACATCTATTTGTGTGTCATCCATCTCTCCCACCTGTATAGCCTCTCTAATGTAAGACTCACATTTATCGTAAGATTCAAAATCACCATCTTCTAAAATCTTATTAACTTTAGTTATAGCTTTCTTTAATTCTTGTTGTTTACAAAACTTTAAAGATTTTTCTTGTACCCATAAGTGGTCCTCAAATGGGCAATCTCTAACTTCAATTAACATATCAACCACATTTTGTCTTGCCATGTCAGAAGTGACCTCTATCCTACTTATTTGGTCTAAGGCATCAAATGATGGGGGTAGGTTATATTTGTCATGATATTCTTTTATCATCTGCATGATAAGTTTAAAATATTGATTATCGAAATATCTAGCCTCCATCACATCAATGATTGCAGACGCGAACTTTTTATCAATAATTAATTGATTTAAAAGTTTTATTTGAAAGTTATGCCCTAGGTATCCGAAACTGTTTTTTCCGCTCATATTATAATTTTTTTACACATCAATAAATATAGTTAAGTTTATCTTAATACCTCTATTGGTGTTGAATTTCTGAGTGACAATGTGTCACTTAGTTCTGATAAAATTCCTGGTATTAACGGTCTTATATCAACTGTGTACCTTACTCGTGTTGGGTAGTTGTGAGAGGGTAAAATAGTACTAATTATGTTTCTTCCATTCTCTTTAATTTCTACCTCAAAAACTTCATCTTCCGAACCTTCCAGGTCTTGCTCTGACAAATTAACCACATTTGTATATTGATTATATTGTTCATATAAGTAATCCCAGCTTCTACTTTTTAAGTAATACTTCAACTTTGTCCTTATCGCGTCAACTTGTTCATAAAGTTCTAAAGACGCTAAAGTTCTAGGGTTATGTTTTCTAACATTAAAGTATCTCTGACAAATAATATTTCCATTTATCTTTAGTAGGAATTCAAATTTTGAGATTAGTTTTTTATCTATCTTATTTTCCATTTCTTTTGTTTTTAAAATTATACGTTTCTTTTTTTATTAATTCAATAAACGGTTCGAAAAAATCTAACCAGTCATTGTCCTTTTGTGGTAAAAATTTATTTAAACCATCTCTTAATGTCATTTCAATAACATTTTCTATCTTTCTATCTGTTGGGTCTAGTGGTAGGTGGGAAATTGATTTTATATCTTCCCTCGCCTCATCTGTCAGGAAGGGAATCGATAGGTCTACCAATCTTTTGTTAGTTTTGTAGAATTCATCACCTCTTTCCCCACTTTTTGTAACACCTTCCAAGATATTACTGATAGCTTTTTTATTTTTATTGTTAGACTCTTTTTTAAGTTGTTTTGTCTTTTCCAATATAAATTCTAAGCTTACCTCTTTTTCAGTTAATTCTGGAAATAAACTAAATAACGTTTTTTCTCCCAAATAACTTATCCCTTCTATGTTGTCACTTTTATCACCGGTTAACACTTTAAGTAATACAATGTTTGTTACCGGAATTTCTTGTTGCCCAATCTTAACCATACTATCGTGTTCAATGTATTGTTTTTTTCTGGGTAGGTACTGTGTTACTTTTTTATTTATAAGTTGTATTAAATCTTTATCTGAACTTATTATTGTTTTTTCTTCTTTAGGAGTGATTTGACAATAATAAGCAATTCCATCATCAGCCTCACAATTCTTAAATTGACATTGTCTTATAAACAATTCTTCTAGATATTCAGATATTCGATTTTTTTGTTCCATCATAGACTGAAACCTATCATCATCCATCCTCTTTTTTCTATTTTGTTTATAAGCTGGATATATTTCTTTTCTAAAGTGATTGCTCTTTGGACCGTCCCAAAAAACAACAACTTTATCATAGTTTTTTTCTAATAAATGTTTCTGTAATGTAACTATAAAATGATATAGGGCACCTAAATGTTTATCTTTATTATAAACATTCTTTACACCATGAAAGCCAATCTGTAATACACAATTGCCATCAACAACTAAAGTCTTTTTCATTTATCATATTTATAGGGTTAAAAATTCGTTTTAAAACAATTCGCCTGTATCTTCTACAGCTAAATTATAGTCCCCTTCAGAACCTATAAGTTTGCCCCAATACTCAGAGTTGTGTGTTTTGTAATCTAATACTGATTTTTTTTCTTCTGTTTGGTCTTTTCCTTTCAAAAAACCGTGTGGTGTTACTAATATCTTTCCATCTTCATAACCTAAACCATTAACGTGATTCTTTAAGATAGATATTTTAGTTCGTGTAGCAAATTTAACTTTTCTTTTATCTTTAGTTGCAGTTATTTTACTTACTCCTGCGTTCTTTTGGTTTCCGAACAAGAAAACTAATGTGGAATTTAACCATAGTGACTCACCACCTTTCGCTTTAATTTTAGGTTGACTAAAAGGGTTGTCCGCTAACTCCACCCATGGTTGATTAACAACTACTAGTGTGTTAGTTCTATTTGACGTATCTTTTCTACTACCTGAAATTCTTTGATTGATACCCATACCTATTTTATCTGCTAAGGCAGCCGCATTATGCATTTTACCACCTTTACCTTCAAAAGTCATTTTACACGGTACAGAACCAACTGAATCCCACATAAATAACAAGTCATATTCTATCTCACCTTTTTCTTGTGCGTCTAATAACTCATTAATGTAGTCTGTAATTTGTTCTATGTATTGGAAATCGTTATTGAAAAGAAAAAATCCGTCCCATGCGACTTCACCTGTTTTTGTATCTACAGTACCATCACAATCTAATCCCATTAATTTAGCGTGGTCAAAATCCCATTTTTGTTCAGTAATCATGAACACCGGTAAAATGCCTTTCCTTTGTGCGTCTACAGCTGTTTTTACCAAAGCGGTAGTTTTACCTGTGTCTGAATGACCTAAAAACATATTAATGTGTCCCATAGCTGGACCTGGAATACCAGAGGCATCCAAGAAAGCGTCACCTAAATCAAAAAATCTATCTTGTTTAAATGATGCTTTCTTAGAGAATTTCTCTTTTATATCCTTAAAACTTTTCTTTTTTATTGACATAGTGTTATATTAAAATGGTAAATCTTCGTCCTGTGGTGTGTTTGCCTGTGGGTCTGTTTGTGGTGTGACAACTTTTCCCATATCAATACTAGCCGTTTCACTATCGCTATAGGTATATTTTTTAAGGTTACTATCCCATTCTGGAGTTTCTCCTTTGGATATAGCTTCTAAATATTCTATCGGTTTTTGTGCGTACACGTCTTTCCACACTTCTAAGTTACCTGTCCAATCTTTTACTGTAGATTCAATACCGGATAGTGGTGATGGGTCATCTGCCATAATCATACTAACTGAAGTATACGTTCCACTACCGTTTGGTGTTGGTACCGCTTTTAATATAAGACTAAGGTCTCTTCCTTCTGTAATGTTTGTTACATCACCTCTTTTTTGGAATAATGGTATTAATTTATCCATAATACCGTCTCCTCTGAAGTTATGTTTGAATCTCCAGAATTTTACACCATCTTCTTCATTGTTTCTGTCAATTACTTTAACAATGTAGAATTTTCTAGAACGATATTGTCTAGCTAAATCCCTATCTTGTTGGTTTCCTGTTAATTTTAAAGCCTCCTCAACTTCATTTAAAGGGCTTTTTTCTCCTGAAGGACTTCCATCAGAATTTTTACCTGGGTCATAGATTTTCATCCACTTTCCTTGTACCTGCATTTCATGAAACCACACTTCAGTAAATGGTGATGTACCGTCTGCGGTAGGTAAAATTCTAATATTTGATTCACCATCAGTTTGTCCTTTTGGTAAATACGCCGCGAAATACTTTTTTAATCTGTCTTCGTTACTAACGAATTTCTTTTTTTCTGAATCAGGTTTTGAATTTTTTTCATACTGACTCAAGATTGCGTCTAAACTACTCATACTATTTTTATTTTTGGTTAATAATTAATTTTATACATCTAATAGTACAACATATATTCAATTAAGTAAAGTACCGTAGATTTTATTTTCACACCAAATATAAGTAAAATTAGAGCATAAAAAAAAGCGTAAATCGCTTTTTTTTATTTAATTATATTGTTTGGTCAGGATACCACTCATCCCACTCTTTTTCTGTACCCATTCTGACTATCTATTTCTTAGGTTTATTACCAAGTACTCTAAACTCTTCTTCAGCGTCCTCTTCTTGTTCTTCAGTTGGGGCGTCAAATGAACCTTCTATGTCAACACTATTATAATCTTGTGCGTCATCCTTAGTTAAAACGTATTCAGCTTTTCCAGTTTCCTTAGAACTTTCTTGACTTTTTTCTTCCCAATAATCTAATGGTTTCTGTGTGTAAGGTCCACTATCTATAGATATCATTTCTAATCTTTCTTCTTGTGTTGGTGGTGTTGCTTGTTCAATTTTTTCACCTAACTCGTCAATCGATGTTGTTATTGTATCTATACCCGTTAATTTAGTTTCTAAATCGTTTAATTTAGATAGTAGGTCTTCAATTTTATTAGTTTGTTGGTCTACAGTGTCTTTAGTTTCTGAGGCTTTTTCCTCAGCTCCTTTTGCCATTGTAACTATATCTGTAACGTCCAATTCTGTTGCGTCAGAAGAAGTTTCATCACCCATATCTTCATCACCCAATCCAAAGTCGTCATCACCCTCTAGTTCAGTGTCACCTTCTATTTCATCATCACCGTCTATTTCAGCATCAACATCTATTTCACCCTCTAATTCGTCATCAGTTACTTCAATAGTTTCATCGTCTTCTATAGCTTCTGGGTCTTCTTGTTCTTTAAATCCAAATCTTGATGGTTGGTTTTTAACAAACCCACTACCACTACCAATTCCTCCCACCATCTGTTCAGACAAAGTTTCCACATAGTTACCTATTTGGCTAAATCTTTCTAATTCTTTTTTTAATTTATCTTCTTTTTTCATTATCCCATTAGTAATGTACGGCCATCTTCTGTAACCATTCTTTTATTCACTTTTTCAACTAACCCATCTTTACTTCTTAACGTGTAACATTCTCCCGTTTGCATATCACAAACTTCTTCTTCTTCTACCCCATTAGTACTTTGTACTTTTTTTGGTGTTGGTTTAGTATCTCCCAGATAACTATCTAAAGCGTTCCCTATATTTTCATTTTTCATAATAATGTTGTTTACATATAAATATAACTGATAATGTAAAATTACGAACCAGAATTGTAAGATTGTGGTGTTCCTACAAAATCACCACTTATTAGAGTAGGTTTTATGGTTATATTTAATTTTTTAGCAATCATATCTTCAATTAAGTTAGGTTTTATGTAACTCATACCATCCTCTAGATTCCAAGTTGTAGATAGTCCCACATTGTTGATAGCAAAATTTAAAAGTTCTGGCCATACAAATTTTAGGTTGGTGTTTAACTTATCTTTAAGTTTGCCGTCCAATGCATTTTGTACTTTAAAGCACGGACATTTCTTATTTCCAAAATCGTTATGTCCTCTTAGAATTTGTTTGTATGTTTCACCAGCTATTCCATTTAATGGTGACGGTACATTTTTAGGCCATACTGTCGTTCCCTCTGGTCCCATTATAGCTAATTGTATTGCGACTGGAGAAACTGTAATATCTTTTGTAATTCTTAATATACCTAATTTAAAGAATTGTAATATAATAAACCTTTCTAGTACTGTATTTTGTGATGCTGTTGATAGTTCTCCAGTTGTAGAACCATATGGTCTATCACTAGTACAGTTAGAAATAAGGGCTATACTTAGTGTATTAGCGTTAGCGTCTAACGTGTGTGCTCCTTGGTATGTGTCAGGTCTTGCTGTTAATATCGATGGGAGTTGTGTTGTATTTGGATTTCTATCTACTAGATAGTGAAAAGCTACTCCCGCAAAGCCTAAATCTTTATGTGTAACATTTAAAGTAGCTACTGGATTATTGCCCAACTCTACATTACCTGTTGAGTGTAGTATTATCATAGTTATTTTACCTGACATTGGTACTGCGGGTGGG